TTAAGTTCAGTAACATCAGTAACTGCGATTGAAGTTTCGAAGTACCATTTCTTACTAGTATGAATTTGGAAAACATCCTCAGATGCAGCTATAGCAACGTCTGCGGCAACTGGACTAGCATCTCCCATTCTTAACCATCCTTGCGGATATTGAGCTAACATGTATGCAGTTCCACCTGGATCTGTAATAGTCCATGGTGCTGTTGTTACTTGTGAGAACTGGACAAAGTCATCTTGAAATGCCCATTCAGCAGGTGTAGTTGCACCTGTTATTAAAGGTTGCTTGATACCACTAAATAAAGAAGTACCATTAGCTTTTCCTTTTACGTTTGTTACGCCACTTGAAAAGTGTGTTGTCATATAATCAGCGCCTCCTCGCGCCAGTCATTCTTCCTAAGCAAAGAACAACCAATTTATGCTTTTATATGCTTAGTACTTAATCTATACCCCAAATTTAAATTTGGCGCAAGTGATCCCTATGGTTTTGTGTGATTTTTGATAGCGCTTAAGTGGCTATCGAAACTTCGGCCTTGGCCTCGTTTATTTTAGTCTGAAGCGTTTGTTCTTCAAACTCTTTGGCAATGATCTCTTTAATAACATCCTGGATTTTTTTATTAATTTCAATCATCCTGATATTATGCTTCCCGTCCTTCAGGTGCTCTTGTTGCCATTCTAACTCCAAGGACCGTTTCGTAGTGTACAGGTCTTCGGTCATCTGTAACCTCCTCATAGGTTATCCATTTACCTTTTTTATTGGTAAATCCATCAGATTCGAACTTTACCTCATTTTTTCCCAGTTTGTCAAGGATTGATTTTTCTATATCTATGGCCGTGTCCTTACACTCAACATTAAAGTCAGCATAATAGCCATGATATCGAATTTGGATTCTGAAGTTTTTCATATGAGAATTTCTTACTGTATTGTCAAAATGAGGCGACTTTGTGGCCGCCTCATTTTTTTATTTTATTATGCTCCTGGTGTTCCGAAAATACCACGCCAGTCAGATGCGCCAAAAACGTATCTTTCCCTAGCTTTGTATCTTACGTTACCAGTATCGAAGTCACCTTCCATGGATGTTTTAAGAGGTGCTCTATCGAAGTGTTTAAGTCCGTTAGGCACGTCTGTAGTCACGAACCATGCATCTGTATCACTTAAATAGTGATTAACGACATAGCCTTCAGGAATCATATTCATATTCTTGAGTGCATTGATGTCATTATCTGCAGTACCTACTCTACCTTGAGATTTTAATAATCTCTCAGCAGTAAATTGAAGCGCAGAAGGAATTATCATTTTCCTTGCTTTTGCTGCAACTTTTAAACCTCTTTCGTCTTTGAACGCTGCAATGTCAATCATTGCTTGTTCTAAAGAAGTTTCATTTAGGTCCGCGGCAGTAGACAAGATATTAGTTTGATTACCAGATAACGTTGGGTGTGTACTAACTAATAAATATTGACCATCACCAAATGTTCCTGATGTAAAGCCGTTATTTAAAATAGTAGCACCTTTCGTATTCTTGGTACTCGCCATAGATCTTGCCAAAGCTTTTGTATAACGAGAAGCGAGTCTATCGTAGAGATTATCTTCGATAGCTTCTTCTGTAATTGCAAAAGCTAATGCAATGGTTTCCATAGTGTAACGAGCAGTGTAAGTTTCCTGAGCTGTGTCAAAAGCTACCCCTTGACCTTCAGGTTTTACAGCTGCATCGCCAAAGCCTGATAACATTACTTCCTCTTCGAAAGCTCTGTCAGAAGACTCTGTAACGAAGATCTGCTTCGTTTCGTCTGCGTATTGCTTATACTCTAAACCGAACAAGGCGTTTAAACCTGGTTCTAGTTCTTTGACAAGCTGTTGTCGTGAAATAGCCATAATTTATATCCTATGTATTCGTGTAGTTGTAATAAACATGCTCATTGAATTTTACAATCCAATTAGAGTTAGCAGTGGATAAATCTGTATTAGATGGGTCTTCACTTTTTCTAATCATAGTGAATTGTCCACCTGCTACAGCAGCTCCAGTGATTTCCTCTTTAGATCTCCCATTGACTGTTGAACCCGCTGTGTAAGCCATGTCGTTTCCACGACTAGCTACAGTTTGAGCCAACGTGCCTGAAGTTTGCACTTCAAACAGGTCATCAGGATTATCATACACAAACGCTGTTGCTTCGGCCGCGACATCGCCGGGCCAATAGTTTTTAAACGTTGGTTTAGAAGTAGTTGGATCAGTATAAAAACAACCATTAAAGATACCCACATTTCTAACAGCATCAGTTTCAGATGAGCCAACATAGCCATAAGCTAGCGTGCCTCCACCTTCACTGATAACTACGCCGTTACCTGCAGACATTACATCACCCGCGAAAACAGCACCTGTGGTGCCACTTTGGATGAGGTATTTTGATGTACCTTCAGAAGTTGGTCTACTACCGAGTCCACCGACTTGTCTAAAACCGAACGGTGCGTCTTGGTTTGCCATATTATTACTCCTTGTAAATAGCTCTCGCTATTTACGGTTAATTAAAATCGATGGTGGGATTGCCCCTAAAAGAACTATTCTTTTTTTGTACCACCGAAGGTTACGCGAGATTGCCGATCCTGTTGGATGGGCATACTCTTATGTTGCTCCTTACCAAGATCGTACTCTAATGCTTCGTTAGCATCGCGTGTCATTTTTTGATAATAGGCATCACGTTGCTTAGCGATCTCTTCGGGCATCCTTGCCAACACAAGGCCACCAACTCCGATCAATCCCTTATATTTCCCGTCATTGATTGTAGGATAGGATTCTCCAGGGTATTCATCTGCTCGGACTAATTCCCAGCCGGATCTAAGTTTACCTTGTACATTTTTGGTATCGTCAAATCCCATTGTTTCTACCCGGATCCATCTATGCCTATAGCCATCAGGGGCTTTGGGCGCATCTAAAGATGATGGTGGAGTCCAAACCTTTGGTCTTTCAGTTTTAGACCTAGTCTGACTCGCGCGAGAAGTTTTGTTTTCTGTCATATGCTTATGCCTCCTTCACGTTTAATAATTGTTTCGCATATTCTTCGAGTGGCACATTCAATTTTCGTGCAATTTGCACTTGTGATGATGTGAGTTTCACACTTTTGCGGCCTGGTTTCACGCCTCGTTTCACCGAAGCAACTGTCTGAACAGTTTTAGCCGATCCTTCATTTGTACCAAATTTATGAGGAAAGTCAACTTTTATTCTTTTGTCGATTTCTGCATAGTATTCATCTGATTTAGGATCAAAACCTTCTTTTTCGACCAGGTCTTTGTGAATCTCGAACGCCGTGAAAGTCATGGCTCGGTTTTGACCGAACCAATTATTCTTCGTCGCCCAATCTTCTGCCTTCTCGTCGACTTGAGGAAGCGTCGGAGTTTTCTCCGGTGTTCCTCCACCATATGCAGGAGTTCTCGGCTCCTTTTCATATGTTTGTCGTCTTAATTTTTCAGATTCAACACCTTTGGCATCACTGGTTAAAGTACTCAGTTCTGTCTGAGCTTCAACCTGTTTTGCCGTGTCTCCTGATTCAATAGCCGATGCTAATTTTCCTTTAACTGCATCCAGTTGGCTTTTGATTCTTTCTTCTGAATCCTTAAGATAAACGGAATCAAGCTTTGCGTAGCGTGATTCCCATGCTTTTCGTTTTTGTTCTACGCCGTCGGCGTATTGTACTGCAGCATCTTTCTGTCGTTCTGCCTCTCTCCATTTCTTGGTTAATTTAGCAATCCTTTTCTTGACGCTATCGCTATATTCTTCTAGCTTTTCGTCTTGCGGTTTGCTTTCCTGAACATCAGGCTGCTTATCAGATTCCGCAGGTGCGTCATCGGGCTTAGCAGTGTCGTCAGTAGTTTTCTCATCTTTAACCTCTATTTCTGGTTCGGCTTCTGGTTTCTTTTCCTCTGGTATACTGACCTCGGCACCCGGACCACTCGTGTCGATGTCTACCAATTTACCTTGTTGTTTTTCTTTGTCGTCTGGCATAGTTCCTCCTATGATTATATGTCATGCAAGATCTGTTCAGGATCTTGTATTGTTGCTAGAACCTCATCTTCATTCAAGATTCTTACTTCTCCCCCTTCAATTTTAAAGCGTGAGCCTGCATAACGTGCAAACATCACCCAATCTCCTTTCTTGCACCATGGACCACGGGGATATCTTTTTTTATCCGAATAACAGTCCGCTCCCATAGCTAACACCAATCCACATACTGTGGCTAAGTGTTGTCTTTCTGCCGCTGTCTCTCCAATATGAATTCCACCTTTAGTCATTCGTTTCGGTTGAAAAGGCAAAACTACAATTCTCCATCCTGTTGGTTGAGGAAGACTATCACCTTCAGGAGCTTTATTCCTGTTAGCTTCTTCTTCATCCGCTGATTTTTTTAAAGATTCTTCTAAGGCTAGTTTAACCTTTGGTAGGTTTTGGGTCTTTGTCGATTCTAATGACTTTTCCGTCATGTACTTCTTGCTCCTTCTTATTAAGCAGGTTAGAGATTTCCTGTAACACTGATTCCAGTGCACTAATTTGTCCGGTAATATATTTATATTTTTCATGACTGTCAACCCCTCCAGACGTGACATTCAATGATAAAGAAGCGAGATTTTGTTTTATGGCTCGCTGTAGTTTTAATACAAAGCTAAATTCATCCATTATTTTTTCTT